TACGGGCAGCGCTTGAGGTTGAGGCCATGTATCTGCAAGACGTGAAGCAAGAAGCCATGAGGATTGCGTTATGGTAACGAAATTTACGCCGGGGCCGTGGGCAGTTGATTTGGGCGCATCAAGGATCGACATATACAGTTCCGACGCAGCAACTTTGGTTGCCACTTTGCACAGGTCAACATTTTCTCCAGGGATAGACAATGCAGCAAGGGCAAACGCCAAACTAATTGCGGCGGCCCCTGATTTGCTTGAGGCACTCGAAAAACTTGTTGACCACGGAAATCGAGCGACGCTGCAAGACTGGGCTGATGGGTTTACAGCAATCAGAAAAGCCAGGGGTGGAGCATGAGCAACGTTATTCCGTTTCCTCAATTGCACACTGTGCACCCGTGCGACTCACGAGCAGAGGCAGAATACAAGCTACAAAACACGCACGATTTTTCGCACGGATCAATTTTTGAGTTAAACGGCAATTGGTACGTTGAGATCACAACGAACTGCGTGAGCGATGCGGTTAAAAACATGCGCAAGGAGTGGGCGAAATGGCTGTCGTGAGAGATGTGGTTGCGGCGTTTGTGTGCTGCTTAGTGCTTGGTTTTGCAATCGGGGCATGGGTGAGCTGATGGCTGCTTGGTGTTGGATGGCATGCTGGCGTGAATAAGTGGCAAGCAATTATAACTGTAAATCAAAAAGATCATTACCTTGGAGTTTTTGAAACAAAGCATCAGGCCCATGCTGCGTACATGGCAGCAAAGAAAAATCTGCATAGTTTTATGGAGGCTGAATAGTCATGAGTAAGACGCACTGGAAGAAGCTAATGAACCCTGACTATATAGGCGCGTATGCGTTGCCAGAAGGTCAGGATTTGGTTGTAACGATAAAGCATGTTGTGCGCGAAATTGTCACCAGCGCAGGCGGGAAGAAAGACGAATGCACGGTTTGTTATCTGGAAGGCCAGAAACCGCTGATACTGAACGCCACAAACGGCAAGACGATTGCAAAGCTTTACGGGCCATACATCGAAGACTGGGCCGGGAAATCTATCGTGCTGTTTGCAAGTACCACAAAATTCGGTGGTGAGATTGTCGAGTGTATCCGCATCAAACCTCAGGCAATTTCAGCCGTTAAAAAGCCACTGAGCGACGAGCGATTAAGCAAGGCCATTGATTCTATCAAGGCTGGATCATTCACGGCCGAGCGGCTTTTTGCGCAGTTTGCGCTGACCGATGAGCAGGCAGAGCGGGTTAACGAGGAGCTTGCAGCATGATACTGATACACCCATCATCACTTGGTAAGCTGATGGCAGACGCCAAGTCAAAGAGGCCAGAAGACTTGTCAGTAGGCGCTATGACGTACTGCCGCGAACTGGCAAAGCAGACTGTTTACGGTTACACGCCACAGATCAGCAGCAAATACTTGGACAAAGGCTTGATCGTCGAGCCGCAGTCTATTGAGCTTTACAATGAGGTTTTTTTCACAAACTTGGTTAAAAACACTGAGCGCCGAACTAACCAGTGGCTCAACGGGGAGTGCGACATATTCACCGGCAGCAAGATTATTGATATCAAGTCATCCTGGTCTATTGCAACATTCCCAGCAACGCGAGCCGACGCTGAAGATTCTGATTATGAATGGCAGGGGCGCGCCTACATGATGCTGTGGGACTGCGATCAATTCGAGATTGCATACTGCTTGGTTAACACCCCGGCTGAACTGATCGGGTTTGAAGACGAAGCGCTTCATTGCGTTGACCACATCGCACCAGAACTCAGGGTAACGACGGTTGCATACGAACGAGACAAAGAGAAAGAGGAACGGATCAAAATCAAAGTTGAATCAGCACGCAAATACATTGACCAAATCATCCAGCAAATTGCACACGACCACGCGGCATAGGTGACACATGGCATACGAACAACGCGACAACTCAGGATCATTGTTCAAAAATGACAAGAAGCAGGACGGCGACAACAAGCCGAACTACACCGGAACAGTGATGATTAACGGCGTAGAAATGTGGATTTCTGCATGGCTCAAAGAAGGCCAAAAAGGGAAGTGGATGAGTTTGTCATTTAAGCCGAAAGAACAAAATCAATCACAAGCAAATCAGACTAGCTACGCAGCACAACAGCCTAGCAGCTTTGACGACGAATCCATTCCGTTCTGATGAACTGTCACGCGATTTAACAACAGCAGCCCCGGCGACGGGGCGTGTTTACGCATGGCGTCTGGACGATCCAGTTATCCGCTGGATATAGGCAGTGCAACATACGGTAATTTGGCCAATAACTCCGTTGAGCACTGGATGCAATGGAAAACGGGAGTCATGACCCGAACAACCTTGCAAAGGGCGAAAGCTCCCTGATGTGCAATGGGCACGAAAACAGACGCCAGCCGTAAGCATGAAAACAAGGGTGATGTTTTGAGCAATGAAAACCGTGGCCGTTCTATTCGCTCGCAAAGATTCGATTTACAAGGGGTTCGACTTTGCAGACGTCTACGATATTGAGCGTGACGCCAGAACGTACAGCGGAGGATTGCCAGTAGTCGCGCATCCACCCTGCAGGGCATGGGCCTCCCTGCGGTTTCACGCAAAGCCTAGACCTGGAGAAAAGGATTTAGCTTTCTTTGCCATCGATGCAATACGGAAAAACGGCGGTGTTTTGGAACATCCAGAAAAATCGACGCTGTTTAGTGTCGCAGGATTGCCCCAGGTTGGCGAGTATGACGAACACGGAGGGTTTACGATTGTTGTGGATCAAAACTGGTTCGGTCATCGAGCAAGGAAACGAACGCGGCTTTATATCGTAGGCTGCAAAATTGCAGATCTTCCACCAATGCCGATAAGGCTAGGCGAAGCAACGCACACCGTCGGGCTATGGTCGGGCAGAAACAAGGCGACGTGCAGACCGTCGATAGGCAAAAAAGAATACGAAGCGACTCCGGCAGAGTTTGCGGAATGGCTTTTGAGTTTGGCGAAATTGTGTAGGAAATAACATCGCACGGAATAACGGGGTGACGAATGATGATCGATGATAAGTGGCAAGCCGAATGCGCGAGCGTTCGAGGAATTGTTCAAGAATGGTTTGTTCGTGTCGATGGAGACGACTTTGCAATTGCCAGCGACATACGGGATAGAAAAGGCAACTACAGTGAACCGAATGCTAAACTAATCGCAGCCGCGCCGGAAATGGCGCTACTAATCCGAGAGGCAGTAAATAAGGGTATTTTTCAAGGCGCGATGCACATGGATGCGATATCAATTCTGAGCCGTCTTACCATTTTTCACGGTGGCGAAAATGACACCTCTCGTTAAATCGCTGGTAAGCCTGACCGAAGATGCCGCCGAATATGTGTGGTTTGATATGGGCACGCTTGCGCGGTACTCAATCGACTGGAAACGCACACAGCCAAATTTGCCATTTGAGCGCGTGGCAATTTGTGGGCGTGACAAATTTGGAGATAGGTTTTTAGTGCTGTGCGACCATGCAGACGACAATACATTTTTAGTCGCCGCTTGGTCATTGCTTAACACGCACTACACAAAAACGCCCATGTTTGCTGCTGTAGTTGATCCTGATATCGGCGGTGTGCATATCGCTCAGGTTGACGGAGAGTCAGAAGTAACAACAGATATAGCCACGCCAATAATGGGCATTATCTGCGAGTTTTTGAGCGGTGTTAATCCAACTGGGTATGCGCCAACCGTCAAAAGCAGCCACATAAACCGCACGCGCGCAAAAAAAGGAAAGCCGCCGCTGCATTACACGTGGACGACAGTAACAATTGAGCCGCCCAAACCAAAAAAAGATTGGATGGGCGGAACGCACTCTAGCCCGAGAAAGCACCAACGTCGCGGGCATTGGCGCAACCATCCGAGCGGAAAGCGCGTTTGGGTTCGTGACTGTTGGGTAGGCGATTCTTCAAATGGCGCAGTCATGAAAGATTACATTGTAAGGGGCGAATCATGACAAAAGAGAAACTGTTAGACGTACTCATGGTAATAAGTTCCTTATAGTCATGGGCATACGCGCAGAAAGCAGTGTTTCCTGATTATTTGATAGAGGAAGTAGCACAATCTGTCGAGGCGTTGAAGGCGGCGATACTGGAGGGCAAGCTATGAACACAACAGAACTGATTGATATTGCGAGAGGGTGTGGGGCAACCGTGGCTTTTGTTGCCGGCACAAATGAGCACGTAGCGGCGTTCTGGCCGGATCATTTGGATGCCTTTTACCGACACGCCCAAAATGATGCGTTTATTCAGGCCGCAGCAGTGTGCAGGCAAAGGGCTTTTTTTTGTTCGGAAGGCATGATCAACGGCGATGACCCATCAGCGGCATTACTTGAATGCGCTAAACAACTTGAAAAATATGCAGGCAAACCATGACTGATCTAATTACCAAGCAGACGCAAATTGATTATGAGTACCTTGTAGAGGTCGCAGCTGAGATATGCCAGCTAATCGATGATGGTCAGCCGATGCTTGTGATTGTGGATGACGTACTAAGAAAATTCACCCAGCGCATCGAGGCACCGCACTTGCAGCGGATTGCGGAGCTTGAGAAAGACTGCGACATACTAGCAACGAATTACGATGCAGCACGTAAACGCATAGCGCAGCTTGAGCAGGCGTTGCAAACATCGGAAGCGCTTGCACGAGCAGTTATGGCAGATCATACGGGGGCAGCATGAGACAGGATTACTGTCCAATCGGAGGCGCGCCTTGTCAATCAATGTGCGATGAGCCGTGTTTATCGGCAGAAAAAAAGCGGATTGCGGAGCTTGAGCTTGCACTACAAAAACAAGCAAAGGCAGCATTGCATGGTATGGACGCGGCTAAAGCTAGTGGCACTGCAATGATCAAAGCTGCCACAGAAATGCAGAGTCAGTTAAAGCCCGAATTGATCGAGAGTGAACGACAAGCCAATGCTGTGCTGACCCAAGAAAACGAAAAGTTACATCAGCAGATCGAGCAGTTGCGGGAGGCACTAAGCTTGTTACTGGATTGCGCAATACATGGCTATGACATGCCTGAAGATCACAGTTACGCAATTATTTCGCGCAATGCTTTGGAGCAAACGAAATGATCACCGACGAACAGCTTACAGAAATTGCTGACAAACATCACGAGATGTGGGGATACCAAACCAAATCACAGTTTATTGCGATGTGCCGCGAACTGATCGCACTGGCGCAGCAGACCAAGCCGCTAGTGTGGTACAGACGCAATACAGGGTGGCATACAGCTACCGATTTCGGAATTTATTTGCTGGACGAAATTGACTTTGATTACAGGATAAAGCTTGTAGAAACACCAATTGGTTCTACCGAAATGATAGCGCACAGGATAAACGGAATGGACAACGCAAAGGATGTAGCGCAACAAGACTACAATCGCAGGGTTTTGTCCTGCTTGGTGTGGGGAGTGGTGTGATGGAGGAGCTAAACGGCAAATTTGAGGCGGATAAAGACATGCTAGAGCAGCAGCAAATGATTGATGACTGTGAAAAGCGGGAATCAAAATTAACAGAATGGGAATCTGACTTTATTGACTCTCTGGCGGGTCGAATTTGCAGAGGGCATACGCTTACTGACAAGCAAGCAGAAAGGCTACTAAAAATTTGGGATCGAATTACAGCTTAACGGAGGTGGGGAATGATTATGGCACCGCAAATCAATATTAGTGAATGGTATCTGAAAAGGCTGGCGACTGTGCACGATAACCAAGACGTAGCCTCGCAGACAATCAGAGAGATGGCAAGCGAGCTGCTTTCTCTGCGTCAGCAAATTTGGCAACGGCAAGCCGAACTGGAATTCATTATGCAGAAGAACATGGAAGCAGCTAAGCAAGAGCCAGCGCAGGCAGTGCCGGTTGCTTGGCGAACATTCGACGGCGAGGGAGGTTATGAGTTCCGCTCATACGACGAAAACGAAACGTATCAAGACGATTTTATAAAGTCGAACGGTGCTAAGTATTCAGGCTGGGTTGAACCACTCTACACCAATCCAGCCCCACTTGACTCAGATACAAAGCAGATGGTGCTGGAGCTTTGTAATGTAGTGGACAACTACACTGACATACCGATAACACAACAAATCCGTGAGCGACTGGAGGCAGGCAATGGCGAATGAATTGAAGCCGTGTCCGTTTTGTGGTGGCAAAGCGAACATTGAGAGGTATGGAAATAGCAAAGTAAGCACATGGTACACATGCGAAGATTGCGGCGCATCGCTTGAAACTGGAGAAACGTTTAATCATGGTGCGCAATGGAACCGCCGAGCATCGCCTAATCCGCTTACAAATGAGCAGATAGCAGAAATTGTTTCGCAATGGACGCCAGAACGTGGGAACAAAATTATGTATTACATACGCATGACCGAGCGCGCGCACGGCATAGCGCAGGGGGATGAATGACGCCGCTCGTTAAATCGCTGGTAAGCCTGGCAGAAGAAGCCGCCGAATATATTTGGTTTGATATGGGCACGCTTGCGCGGTACTCAATCGACTGGAAACGCACACAGCCAAATTGGCTGCGCAATATTTTTGGTTGGCAGAAGCGAAGATGGCGAAATCCAGCACGTATTTTCTTCGAAAGTCGGCGAAAACGGAATTGAGCCAAACGTGTGGTACACGCTAGATGGTAACGGGAATCCAGTCAAAGCAGAGTGAAAACACAATGAAACAGAAACCATACGAAGCGCTGAAAAACGATGATTCCGAGCTGGGTCTTGAGTTTGTGCATAACAAATTTCCGAAGTGCCCGCACTGCGGGTATGACTTCAACGATTTGACCGATTATTACGAAATCTACGAAGAAGGTGAGCACGAATTAGAGTGCCCGAATTGCGACCTGGCATTTGACGTTTCAACCCATGTCGAAGTGACGTTTTCGACAGATTATATTCCGCCAGAATTCCGCGATGAAGAGGGCGAGCAATGAACATTAAAACCATTATAGCCGCCGAGTTCGAAAAGTTTTTCGAGTTTCCGACTGACGATAGGTCGGTAGTAAGCAGCACATCATGCAAGCTGTTTGCTGAGCATATTGTAGAAACATTTCAGAGCAGCCACGCCATCGGCCAGAAGAATGAACGCGAACGATTCGAAAAAATAATAAGCGGTCCACCGTATGAGCGTGTCACCAGCCGCTACGGCAAATACTCTGCTTGGCCCAGCAATTATGCAGTGTATGACGTGCAATTATGTTGGGACGTGTGCCGGGATTTTGCCGCGCCGTTGTATGCGGAGATCGAAGCGTTGAAAGCAAAGCTCGAACCTGATCAATTCTGGATGCATGACGATCCTGAAAACCGTTGTGTGGGTAACTGCACCGTGCAACGAACTCCATCAGTGGCCGCTGATCCACTCCACGACATCAGCCACCCTCACGCAATGCGATATGAGCCGGAAACAATGACGGTATCCGCCGTGGCGGCCCAAGTTGGAGTTGCGATAATACCGCCTCCGCCCGTATTAACCAGCCCATTGCCAAAATTGGCGACATTCACCGAGGTCGCGGCGCAAGCACTGCGAAAAACAGGTGTCGCGGGCAGGTTGCTGAAATATGATGCATTGGCAGTAGATGAGGTGGTCCCGCCAGATACACTTATTGAAATTTCAAAAAACAGCATTGATCCGATAATAGAATAACGCCCGCTGTAAGTGGGCGTGCCGACCACTGTGAAACTGTTGGCGGTGGGCGTCCAGGTAAAAGTAGCAGCGTCCGCCATGCTGCGACCGACTTCGACCACCTGACCCAAGTTATTGCAGAACAGGGTCAGTGTCTGACCGTAGTCAGTCAGCACCACGTTTTGATAATTCTTTAGCAGTATCGTGCCGGTGCCAGAAGTAGATGATTTAATCGTAACCGTGTACGCCACCTGATAATTCGTCAGCACTAAAAACTGACCAGGCCGCATATTGCTGATTTCGTCAATTGTGGTATTGCCGGTGATCTGATTGCCAAACACAAAATGCGAATAGCCGAACGCGTTTAATGTTGCACTGGCAGTGCCAACCCCTTCAATCCGGCCTTGCGCCGTCCCTTCTTCTGGGTTGTGCAGCTGGCCCTGCGAAGGGATCACCAGGGCTCCAAAATACTGCCCGCTGCCCGCCGTGCCCTGCGCTTTGCGCAGGTTGCGAATGTGTGGCCAAGACAGGATATTAGCTGGGTTAAAGCTAAAACCTATACAATCTAGCACCTGATTATTAAATGATGTCGAACTAAGCACTTGATAGGTGCCCGCTGCATATCCAACGTAATCATTCATCTTGCACGACTGCAGCACGTTATTATTGCAAGTGGCCCCGCCAATGATAAACGAGCCGGGCCGTACCCCGCCCGCGCCGCCACCATCGAAGCGGCAATTCACAAAATGATTGTCATCCGAAGACGTTTCTAACAGAACCGAATAATTGTGATTCTCGAAATAGCAGCCGTTGAATACCCAATCATAGGAATCCCATAACTTTACGCCGTGCCCTCGGGTGTCATCAAACGCCGCTGGGTAACCGCCGTTTGAGGCGTCGTAGGGGATGTTGGTCTCGATCTCGCACCCATAGAACACGTTATGTGTGGAGCGCGTAAGATCGCCGCCCGCGCGCCCCGAGGAATACACGCCGAAAAGACGGTTTTCACGGATGCCGGTCCCAAAAAAGGTATTAGCATTGGTCTGGCCGCCATCCGCATAAACCCCGTATTGATTGAACGCAATATAGCCACCATAGAACGTGCACAGGATGGTGGCCTGCAGGTACACGCCCTGGTAGAAATTGGTGAAAATGCAGTTGTAAAACCCGCATAGATAGCCGCCCACGGTGTTGCTGGTATCGTTGTAGCCCAGGCGCAAGCCAGCCCCGGTACTGGTGCCCACCAGCTCAGTGGGATTATTGGGGTACGATACGTTGGGCCCTTTGATTGTTAGGTTGTAAAACTTGTGCCTGCTGTAGTTCTGGTTTTCGCAGGTTGCGTCGATACCATCGCCAGTGTGATCGGCAAAAATAGTGGAGCCATTGCCTTGCAAGACCACGCCCTTTAGCAAGCGAGGAAACGCCAAGGTGGACGTGACTCGATAGGTTTTGCCGCGCTCAAGGTGCAAGGTCGCACCGTCGGTTAGCGCGGCAATGGCAGCTGTAATTGCGAGCGTGTCGTCGGCTCCGTTGCCCGCTGTTCCGTTTGAATTACCGACGGCCCCAAAGTCGGCAACGCTCAACTCTTCCCCCATTTTAGCGTTTGCCTCGCGCTCAACCGCGCCAGTGCCGGACTGCAAAAATGTAATCGTTGTCGCTGTTCCATCTGACGGCTTTACTGGGCCTACAGTTGGCCCAACCTGCACGCCGCCAGCGTCGCGAATGATGATCTTATAGGTGACACTTGTATCTAGGAAAATGTCGCACGCAGTACCGCCAGCGGTCTGTGGCTCACCTAAGCTATTGAGCGTAAACGACGTTGCCGAACCAGCACCAGCCGAGCTTGTATACATCGGCGTCGGCGTGCTAGTGTCCCAGATATAGCTGCTGATGGTGTAGCCGCTGGCCGGGTTGCCGTTCGCGTCTTCACGCTGCGGGACGGTGAGCTGAGCTTTCGTGTACGACATACTTAACCCTTAAAAATGCGCCGCGCGGGCTGGGAAATTAGTTCTCTCTGCGCTTCAATAGTTCATCGAGCGTTTTGAATGCCTGATAATCATTTATGTTTCTTGCTTGGTTGATTTTCTCTTTTGCAAGATCAATTCCTGCCTTTGCCAGCCCAGCTTTACCGCCTGTAGCGATATCAACGCCTCTAGCTACTGCTGATTCTGTTTCGCCAGCAAATCCGCGACGAGCAGTTGCGCCAAATTTCTCATCAAGCGTCTTATCGAATAAAACAAGCTGTCTGATGTCATCGTCGAATTGGCCGCCAAGCTCAACAGCAGTATCATCCAATCGAGACAGCGCGTTTTCGAGCCTCATTCTTGTTTTGTTGTTGCTCATAAGGCCGCGCAACTCTTGCCCGATAGCAGAGTTTGAGCCTTCCATGCGTATATCAACAGACGGCCCCATAGCACGCTGAAAGTCCTCAAGTGCACCGATTGACGCGCTAAGGGTGTCATTCACCCTCGCATAATCTTCGTCGACGTTTCTAACGGCCTGATTGAGTGCTGTTCTTATAGATCGCGCTATTCTTTCGCCGGACTCGGTAAGGCCGCCAGCATCCCTCGATCTAAAATCGATCATTGTATCGAGCTGGCGTTTTAGTTTGTGCGCTCGAAGTGCTGTAGGCGCGCGATCCTCTGCCAGCAGTTCTATCACGTCTCTGATAACGCGCTGCGATGTTTTGTCGCGAGAGATCATTGAACCCTCAAACGTGTAATCGCTGCGTTTCCCGGTAAAGTTTTCTCTATTAAACTCGACGTCGAGGTTATCTAGCTCAGAAAAAAGCTGATTTCTTATGCTGTCGACATCAATTGCCTTGTCAGCCAGCCGTCGCCTTGCAATGCCGTCAAGCTCTAGCCGCGCCGCGCCGGCCTGCCTACGGATGTGATCTATTCTGCTTAACGCTGAATCACCAATCACATTTGCTGGCCGCTCATCGAGAGCAACACGCTCATTTGAGTAAATGCGCCGCTTGATGTTGAGCATTTGGTTCATTTTGGCCCGCGTCGCTGGCGAGGCGATCTTGATGGCCTGCACATCCCCTTCTCGAAAGCCCTGCTTTACCGCCTGCTGCGCCAAAACGTCATCAACAACGTCACCCTTTGCCGTAAGCGCCTTCGTAGCCAAAAACGCATCTGGAGCTTTTGAGCGCAGCTTTGACACAACTAAGTCTCGGGCGGCGCGGCGCGGCGACGTTGTGTAAGGCAGCTTGGGGAGGTCGTCGATGACACTCTCAATCGCCACCCCTTCAGCCTTCAGCGCCTTCTCAAATACAGGTGTCGGGTATCCCGTGCGCTCGTCAATCAGCATCGGCGGCGCGCTCATGATGGGCATTCTTTCCGGGCCGTCCGGGCGTAGCGATGGTGGACGACGACCGCTCGCAGCAGCGGCGACATCATCAGCTGCCCCGGTCACCCTGTCTCTGATAGCCGGGGCAGCCTGCCGCAAGCCAGAGCTAATAACCGACATCTCCCCGGCCAGCGGCGCAAGCGCGCCAAGATGGGCCAATGGTTCGGCGGCTTGGGCAACATTCTGTAGATAGCGCTGCCCGGTTTCCGTCTCTGGCATAATTGTTCCACCCTGCATGCCTTGCATGACGGATGATGCAAGCTGCTGTGCCCCTTCTTGGGTGCCGTATTTGCCACTGCGAGCGAGATCATAAACCCCCTCGGCAAACCCCCTTGCACCGCCGATAGCGCCAGTTGTGGCTCCCGTGATGAGTGCTCTCGCTGCCTCTGCTCCACCTGTCACCATTTCGCCAACAGTAGGCTCAGGACGCGGCTCAGGCTGTCTCACAACGGCACGACCATACGCCCCGGTGATCGGCACATCTGGATCAGCAGGCACAACAGGGCCTCGATTAGGCATAGCCTCCCGCTCTGCCTGCATTGCAGCTACGTCGATTTGGGGCTGATGCTGAACAAGCCCGCGCCTGACAGCCTCGTCAAACATGGCTTTTTTTTCGCCCTTCAGCAGCCCGCGCCGGTCAGCTTCTGCTAAAAGCTCAAGTTTTGTGGCCATGTTAATTCCCTAATGCTTTCAACAGGTCTTCGTCTGACATAGTTTTCACGTCAGCAGATCGGCTTGCACCCTGTTGGTTGCGCTTCATTTCTAGCCATCCCGCCGGGGTGTTGCCAGGCTTGCCAAGATAAATTGCCGCCTCTTCAAGCTCTTTTGCCAGTTTGCCTTGCGCCTCTTTTTTACGCGTGAGCCATGACTTAAGTTCTGGCCCGCTAAGTCTCGTTGGCAATGCCGTATCTAACGCAAATACAAGCTCTGCCTCGGATAATGCGCCGAACGTAGTCCCAGCGATCACATCGAGACCCATCGACCCACGCAAGTTATCCAGCTCAATGGATGCGGCAGTTACGCTCGGGAACTTGCTCGCAATAACACCTGTATTCGCCCCTTTATCCACAGCTGCTATTGCCTGATCAATGTTTGATATTGCGCGACGAACATCAGGTAGTTTTTTCAGCGCTTCACCAGACATTTGAATGGCTTGCTTTCCTGCCTCCTTCCCGCCCTCGACTGTTGCAGCATTTTGAGCTGTCATAGCAGCATCAATTGGGGTAGGAGGCGGGATGTTTCCAATCGGTGCCTGCCCATCGATAGGCTGTTGCAACGTTGGCAAAGCGGCCCTACCTGTATTTGCGTCAACTATTGTTTTGACGCCACCAATATCTTGCACGCTTGGCGCACTCATGACGAAATTTCCACTAACAGGCACGCGCTTTTCTGTCACATTGCCGTACTCGTCTTGATACAGGCCGGTCAGATAGTTTTGCCCGTTCTCAGTAACGCGCTGAGGTGAGCCAACAAAACCAGGACGAATGCCGCGACCGCTAGCACCCTCCAGCACACCAGCCTGCCTTGCTCCTTCCAACACGCTATCAAGCTCGCCTATAGCCTGCTGTGGCGTTATCTGGCCGCTGTTGAGCGCATCCCGAAAAGCCATCGTGTCGGACGGATCACCGCCACGCTGCTGAATCTTCTTGATCCGCTCTGCAATGAGTACGTTTGCGCGCAGGGTGTCGCCTGATTCGAGCAACGGGCGGATTTTGATGGCGTCTAGGGCCATGTCTTGTAGTTGCATCCTAGCAATTTGGCGCTCACGCTCGACGTCTTGGTCTTTGCGCTGCCCTTTGACCATGGCCAGCTTTTCCTGAAACATCTCGTCAACGGCAGGTTGATTCTTGATTGCTGAGCCAGCCTGAAAACCACCCAGCAGCGCATTGACGTAGTTGGGGGTTTGCCCTTGCAATATAATGTTTGCATCAATAGCCATCAACCAACCCTCTTCGGTGCGTATCTTGGCCCAACATGCATGTAACCAGCTGCATCTAAAATAACGTTTGACGGGTCTTTTTTCATAACTTCCTGGGCCATATATCCGACATATTTTGGCTTTGAGTCTTTGTACTCAAACTCGTAAACATTATTTCCTTCTTCGTCTTTGCCAAGGAACATGATGTTTTCTTTTAACCGCTCATCTGATGCAGCAAAAAACGGCGCAAGAGCAGCTATCATGCCAACAATGTTTTGTGTCCCTTGCGCTTGTGCGTTAGCACCAGCAATGGAACCTGCGGCCAAGGCGTTGGCCCCCTGCCCTCTCATGTTGGCAATATTATTTGCCGCTGTCTGAGAAACTGCCCCGAGTCCTGCTGCTGCGTTTTGTCCCGCCCCCACAATATTACCGAGCTCAGCAAATCGCTGGTTCCTTGCGTTAAATTGCTGGTCGAACATTTGCCCTTGCCGCTGCATATAAATAGGCGCAAGCGCTTCGTTTATCGCTAATTCAGTACCTCCAGAACCGGCTTTACCTTGCGCAGCACGCAAGTTTAAAACCTTGTTTCCTGCAACATTTGTCGCGTTTTGCAAAAGCGTGTCCGCAGCTGGATTGTAGCTGTAATCTTGTGGCTGCATACCCATCTGCGACCACAGCCCCAGCGCCTCAGGTGAGCCGAGCTGACGAAACGGCGCAAGGTTCTGCTGCTGCTCAAGCCTTGCCGCTCTTTGTTCATCTATTCCGGCCATCATGGCCTGATACTGTAATTTTGCTGCGTCTTCTGCTGCATCCTGTTGCGTCTTGCCGCTAATATCGTCAAACATCCCTTTAAATCCGCTGGCATAGCCAGCCTGAAGACCAAGAACGGGATCAATCTTGCCAAGCTTGCTGCCGAAAAGTTTATCGCCTACTTTGTTTACAAATCCGCCCATCTCGACACCTCGAACCTGCCGTTAATACGTTTCATGCCGCACATTGACGCAAATTGCGCCACGTGCTTTTTGTATGTCTCTGCGAATATCGTGCTGTAGTTGGTGTTTTCGAATATCCACCTAAAAGCGTGCTGCGCTGCTACAATTGCCTGCGTTCCGCGATACGGTTTCAGGCAGGCGCAGTGGATTTCAATTGCGTTGGGGTGTTTGTTACACGGGAAGCAACACACAAGATCAGGCGCATACCACCCGAGAATGATTGTCCCGTCGTTGCAAACCGGGAAGCCTTCGGGGATATATTCGTCAAACGGCACAGAGTTAAGAAAATCACGCGCAATATTGCTGTCAGTGATTTGCTTGATCACTACGGCCTGATTTCTTTGATCGTGAATTTCATGTTGACGCGTGATGCATCAGCAGCAACGGCTGACAGAAAGTCACCGGCTTGCAAACACGCTCCCTCGATTTTAGTCAGCCGCTCCGATGCGCCAGCCGCTAAGCTTGACCCGTCGTATCCGTGAATGTTGGTTGCTGCAACAGACCCGCCAGACTGAACAATATTGGTCGTAAACGTGGTGCCCGTGGCATCCTCGCAGGTTGCGAGACCGTAGACGATGATTGCAGTTACACCAGCTGGGCAAGTGTAGATAGTGGTGTCAGTGGCTGGCAGCTGCTCAGAAACCGCGTCAAGATAAAGAACGCCCATTAAATTTGCACCTCAATTGCTTTGACTCGTTCGATCAGGTCATAGACCAGTGTGTTTTGCATCTCCTGATCTATTTCAGGCGTGTGCGTCGGTATTTGTGTTTCAATCTCAATCGCCGCAAGTCTCGCTTCCAGTGCTGCAACACGAGACGACAAATCCAGCTCGATAATCAGGTCATTGACCTTCGATTCGAGCGCGGCGACACGAGATTCAACTGCAGACATCATTGAATCATCGCTCTGAACGACAATTTCAGTGATTATGTCGCCGTCGCCGCCCGTCCTGTTTCGTTGCTGCCAGATAATCGTCAGCAAATCGCGAACAAACGGCCCGATAGTCGGATGGAACGCCCATTCTGGCGGAATGGTGTTGAAGGGAATTCGATTAACGGCGGTCATCAGTACCCCGCGTCTCTCATTTTGACTACAGCAGTGTCAAAGAGACTAAAATACACAGGATCAGAGCACTTGATGCGAGTGCGAATCGCATAACCGGTAGCGAAAGCGTCAAACTTAACAGGCAACGTATAATCGCCCATTGCGCCGATAGATACTTGCGATTCAGCACCATAGGTGTGACCCCCATCGTTCGCGAATTCGCACATTAAAACCGGGTTTACGCCCTGACCTGTTGCCAAACCTACGCCCACTTGGCAGTCAAACGTAATGCCTGACACTGTTACACGCCGACCCGGCCTGCCGATCAGCCTTGACGTTATTGTCGGGAGTGTTCTGATACGCAATCTAGTGTCGCCATTGTCGGTATAGGTGGACAAATCCAGCTCATACACGTTGCCATTGCGGTAATCTGCCACTAAATTCTTGTCGTAGCAGCGGATGACGGCATTCCCGTACCAACGATCACCTGGGTATTCGGTGTCGGACTGCAATTCACCCCAATAATTGGACGTTTCCGAGTAAAAAAGTGTTTTGTTTGCAGCAGGAAACGCGAAAAACACGAACACCTGACCATCAAAGGTGCAAGTGGACGCAATACAGTCAGAAACAACTGAGTAAGACTCGACTTTGTGCGAGATCGACGGCGTCGAAATTGCTCTAGCACTTGACCCAACCGATTGAACAAACTGTCTCTCGTCATTGAGCCAGTACATATACTGGTCAGTGCTGGTTATTGCGTATTTTCCAGCGATACCGATGTTCATCAAGGCAGAATCTTGCCGTGCGAATGGCGGGTTGCCTTCACCAGAATTCCACCATGGTTCAACGGACTTTGATCCGGCAAGGTAAAGCAACTGCGAATAAACATAGGCCCGAAACAATGGGTCTGGACTGGCCTCGGCTTCTGCATAATTCAGGGCGTTGTAGGTCGTGCCGTCGCCCACATCTGACGTACCGAATAACCCATTATCGCCTGTAATGATGAACTGCCTGTTGATATAGGCAATCGATCCGGGATTGGCCACAACAGATTGGGTGACAGCGGATAGTGACGATCCGTTCCAGCGGTAAATTGTGCCGCTTGCAACGATGTACAAGTTTGTGCCGTCGTCGGCAAATATCGCCCGATCTGTGCCGCCGATAGCGCCCAGTGTTGTAGCTGTGCCAGAACTAGACACTCTAACAAGATTGGTCGCATTGACCTTGTATAGCACCGTGTTCATGACGTGCCAGCCACGATCAGCACCGCTGGCCGTACACCATGTCTTCAGCCCCGGGAAATCATGGCAGCCCTTGCGGTCGCTCGACTCGTTGTAGTCGAGATACATATTAAGCGTCAGCTCATCACTAAACTGCCGCGAACGATGGCCGCCTGTAGGCCCTACAACGTTGATAGGAACCTCTTGCATCATGGAGTGGCACCCATCATGCGGATGCCAGGCGCAGGCCCATAGCGGCCCTTTCTGTCGGCTGCATTGGCGGCGTTGATAGCGCCCTCTGCAAGTAATGCGTAGCGCTCGATTAGTGTGTCATCCTGCGCCCACTGCGCGTAATGAAACAGCGAGGCGTACAGGTACACCATCGGGAACCGTGTCAGTACTGCATTGGTCGTGTTGCTATTCGACAGCGCCGTCAGCGACGAGTAATACTGCAGTTTGAGCGTGTACACCTGATCCGAAACCCGATCCAGCTCGATCTGACTGGTAATCGTAAACCGCAATGGCATTCCCGCACATTCAATCACGCGCATGCTCATCGGGGTTTCGTATTGCAAAACCACATCATCCAGATCGGTGCGGTCAATGCGTAATCTGCGAGCCTGAAGGAACGTCGACGGCAAAGCCACTGTGCGAACGGAAGTTGAGCTGCTGAGTGTGGCTTCCGTCTCCATGTCGCGTATGCGCAAGCGTTGCCAGATATCGGCTTCGGCCAAATCGATGAAGTCATCGACCAGCGTTGTGATATCTGAGCGCTTTGCGTAATTCTGGATGGCTACTTTCAGCTCGCTGTATGTGGATATGGCCATCTACATTCCTCAAGAAAAGGGGCTTATTCAGCCCCTTGTTCATCCTGCTCGGTATCGGTGTCTTCGGACGGTTTCCGGCCTCTACGCTTTTCGTCAACCTTCACCATCCAAAGCTCTGAAAAGTGCTTCGGGGATGAAAGCTCGAAAACGTCACCATCACGACGGCGCACGCCACCGTAAAAGCCAAATTTGCCGTTTGCGAATTTTGCCTTAACCTTCATGGATCACCTCTTATTCGACCGTGAAACCGCTGGCGTATGAAACCTTGGCGGAATCGATCATTGACATGGGCTGCAAAAATGCAGTGCATGTGATGGTTGGAGTGGTGCCGGTCACGTCGTAACGAATGCCCAAATAGCGGGCGTCTTCGTCTTCGGTGGTCGGGGGGATGGGAATAGCGAACGTGTAGCCCGCTACCAAGAGGTCAGCATCTTGGGCTGGGGCGGTAGGAGTACCAGACTCGAACACGCGACGACCAATCAGCTGGCGACCAGTGGTCTGGGCTGCGTTGGTGGCATACTCGACATCGAAGGTGTAGTCTTCGTCGCCGGTCGTCTGGTCAGCGGCCACATCAACAACGAAAACGACAGCCATGGGCTCGCCGTTACCGATTGAGCGTGCTACCGAGAGATCGATAACGTTGGTGCCGACAGCGTCAGCAGTGACGGCCTGTGCGTCAGAAAACAGGCATTGTGCATCAATGAACATGTTACACCTCCAAATTAAGACACGAGCGATTCAGCGTTGGTGATCGCATCGTTAATGAGCACGGGAATGCCGAGGAACTTCATCTGCATGATGCGTTGGCCGAACTGGTTCAAACCTTCCTCAATTGAGAGGACGTTGTTTGATTTCTCCAGCGCAGCAACACGCAGCAATGAGGCAACTGTGCGGTTCATGCAGAACACCGGCTTGATGTTGCTCATGGACGGCAGTCGGTCTATTGCGCGTGACATCAGCTTTGGCAGGAACGTGCTATCAGTCAGCTCTTGAGCGCCAGACAGGCCGGTCAATTCACTGATATCGATGTTTGCAATCCGCACGCCGTAGCGCCAATCCTTGACCACCAGTCCGGCATTCCACTCGTAATAATCCATATATGCGCGGAAACGGTTGTTGCTGCCATCGAACGCATCGGCGAGACCCAAGTCATCATGCAATAGACCTGCGCTGGTGCCTTTGGGGAACACGCCGTAAATAGAGTTTTCACCCAAGCCCAACAGCCACACGGATGAGTTATCAGCACCAGCACCACCGGCCAGCAGGATGTTGTCGCCGTTGCCGTCAGTCGTTGCGGTGTAGCGGTTCGCCAAACCTACAAACTCCTCAGGGTTAGCCGCAGAACCGTAGAACATGGTGGCCGCCATCTCTTGGCCCATCGCTTCGATGAACGCGCGCGACTCGTTGAGGCGGAACTCAGGAGTATTGCCGTTCAAGCGTGCTATGGATGCGTCAATCTGCGAGCGTGCGGTCAATTGAGCGCACTGCTCATCGATTTGAGCGCTGGTTGCTTTGGAGTTGGGAACACCGGCGTTCATCTGACGCCAGTAAGTGGTCGGCAGACCGGTGCGAATCGACACGCGTTCACCGGTGGGCAGGTTGCCCTCTTTGAACATCATCGCGTCGATGATTTGGTTATCCTGGCTGAGCATTTCAGCCATCGCAGCCGGTGAGCCATCAGGATCGATTGACTTTGCCCAGTCAAATAGGGTTTTGAGCGTACCAATAGTTGCCATATATCACCTCAAGAAGATTTTTTGCCGTACATTTTCTCGGCAAGTGAAAGGGGTTTTTTCTCTGTGGATGTGGACGGTTTGGAGGTTTTCGGGGCTTGAGTAACGCGCTTGTTGAGTGTCGGCTTAGCCTTCATCAGCTCACGGTACTTAGCGGCCTCAATCAACGCGGTCATTACATGCGGGTTTATGATCTTGGCGAACTCTCGCTGATCCATCCCCGTTTCTGTCACGTAGGTTTGAATGGCTTTTTTGTCAGCCTCGAATTTCTCTGAGTTGTCCCATCCGTGCTGCTTGCTCAACTTCTCGAAACCATCGGCAGCCAGCTTTGCCTGTGCTGTTGATAGCTTCTGTTGCAGCGATTCGCGCCATTTGCCCCGCTGTTCCTTGAGTTCTTTCACTCTCAGATATTCGGACGGGTCATTGATGCGTAGTTCTTCCATGTCGAGCTTATTCAGGTCGCCCATTGCCAGCTCTGCAATTTCGTTTTCAAGCTCAGATATAAGCGTCATTGATTCGCTTAACTTCTCTCTTTCAGCCTTTAACTGCTTTGCATCCTCGGCATTGCGTTGCGACTTGCGGGTGTAGTCGGCGTCCTGTGACTTTTTACCCTCGTAAGCTTTCTTCCACTCTCTGAATTCTTTTGCGGTTGCTTTGATGTCCTCTACTTCGTAGTAGCTTTCCTCAAGTCCGCTTTCGTCATTCGTGGTTTCGGCTTCGTTACCCTCGATCATCTCTTGGGTCATATCGGCTTCGGTTGCTCCTGTGGAGTCCTCAGCATTCAATAAATCGGTCATTGGAATCCTCGTGGGTTGTTCCAGAAATAAAAAAGGCCCGCATAAGCGAGCCTGTGTTTTCGGGCAATAAAAAAGGCCCCGAAGGGCCTCGTGAATCAATTGTCAGCCAAATTTGTCACGTATTAGCTGTAGAAGCGATCTATTAGCCTGCTCACCATCGCGAACCATTCTTTCCATCCGCTGCGTGATGCTGTTCAGAGATTGAAGCTTGCGCCAGATTTCGTCACGTTCTGCGCTATCCTTGAACTTTGTTTTCTCGAAAGCTTCGAGCAATTCGGCTTTGATCAGCGTAATTACGTGCCGATACTGCGGATGGTTAAGCCACTGATCGGCGTCTTTGCCGGCGGCGATGATTTCTTTTAAGCGGGTTTCGTCTTTCAAATGAGCGCCCCAGGTATGTTCTGGCTACTATCAACCTCGATCTTGGTCAGGTCTTTGGCAAGCGTTGCCGCAAAGTGCTTATCTTTCTGCGCCATTTCCATCACAAACTTGCGCATATCGTTCTGCATTCTTTCGGCTTCTATTTCTTGTTTTGACTGGGCCTCGATCAGCTTGGCCCGTGCTTTGATCGTCTCGGACTCAGCCAGCGGGTTCTGCATTTGCTGCATTTGCATCTGCATTTGCTGTAGCGCTGCCATGGCTTGCTCAAGCTGTGCCATCAGCAGCTGTTGCGGCATTTCCGGATCGTTGAAGTACCGGCTTGTGTCAGCCTTGCCCATTGCCCTGCTCAGGTCGTCCAGCGTGTTATACAGCTTCTTCTGGTCGACCAAGATTGAACCGGTAGCCATCAGCTGTAGCTGTGTCTGCAGTGTAATCCCGAGGTTCGCAATGGCCTGCTCTGAGTCACCGGCACCTAACCCTACGTTAGACTCGCAGTAATGCTCGTAGCGCCACTTGCGCGGGTCTACGGTCATCGGCTGACCGAGAACCATGATTTCACACTGGTCGTCCTGGTAATGCTGTGCTGTCCAGATCACGCCCTCAAACAACTGGCGGAAGCCGGTTTCAGCATACACACGGGCAAGTAATTCGATCTTGGCCTGACCCATGTCCTGCACACCTTCGAATCTGGTGGCGGTTTCTTTGTAGAACTGATCAGCAGACAAGCCCTGTGTAACCGCCTGATTGCCCAGTGACTGGCCTTTCTTTGCGTCCAGATACTGGATCACCTGTAATGCGCTGTCGCCGATGTATGGCGTTACCAGTGGCATGATCGCGGCGGCTGGATCGCCGTCAACACGCACGATACCGCTGATTGATTCGCTCATGGTCATGAGGTCGTCAAGATCTACCTTGCCGCCATCTCTTGACCCTGTGCTGTCGTCAACGGCAAAGCGTGGGCGGGTTACTGAGTAGATGTTATCCATCAACCCACGCTCAACAGCAGTACGCACGCGCTGCAATCTAGCAGCATACTCACCGCGTGATTTACCGATCAGCACGTGCGGCATGGGGATCTGGGACATCACCGCATAGGGTTCAATCCCATAGGGTTCGTCCTCAAGGATCTGATCGCCACACTTAACAATTCTGCGACGCTCTGGAACGCCGTCCTCGTCAACATCGACGAGACAGTACAGGTACTGGATTTCGACCTCTTCATTCGTCCAGTGGTAGCCCGTTTTCGGGTCATACCCGCCCTGCCCTTCAAGGCGTTTCTGCTCCAGGTCGTTGCGTTCCTTGCCCTTTGCTGGCAGGTTCTTCACCAGCTTTTTATCAAAGCCTTCGGCAATCAACTGCCCTTTTCGCTTCGTGCAAACGTCGCCAACCATCTCAGCATCGCGCAATGACGAAGCGCCACGAGTGAGAATAAACGAATCAACAGGCACGTTAGCGATAGTGATTTTCTTGGTCTTCTTCATGACCTTGAATTTCACGTCGTAACGTTGGCCTTCTCGCTCGTCCTGACTTGCGACTTCGACCGAATCTACCTTGTCTTCTGACTCCAGATCGGTGATGACTACGGCCAGTTCGTCCTCTGTCAGCCCTTCGTAGGTGACATATTCAGCTGTGCGGGTTTCTTCTGGGTAGAACTTAAGCACTGAGCACTTGGCAAATCCCGGCTCTTTCAGGAAGTCGAACAGGATTTTGAAGCTGTCACGCTGGCCGCGAATCAGGTAATGCGCGTATTCAGTCTTTTGTCTGGCCTCTTCAATGTCATTCTGGCCAAATGGCTTGAAAGACATGATTTTGTTGCTGCCAAGGAATATGCGAGCGAGCGGAGGCATGTCGCTCTCGACCATATCATAATGATCTGAACTTACTACCTTGGAGCGCCCGTCTACTTCGTCACCGTACAAGTCCTGATTGTGCGACTGGTACAAAACGCGATTGATAGCATTAAATTCGTCGTTCGAATATTTTATGGTGTTAGCGAGCTGGCTTTTAACCACCGCTAACAATTCGTCACGACCCATAGCCATCAGATAATGCCCTTAGTTTTAAACTTGAGTTCTTTTCGTTCCTTCGGCTTTTGAATAATGCCGGGAAACAATTCAGAAAACGCCCACACGCAGTTATGGACGAGTACGCCGTTGGCAAAAAACTCATGACAATCATGAGTGTGGATGTTAAATACAGGTTGCTCTTTGCCGTCTAAGCGCCGCACCGCAACTACGTGAACATGTTTCCGGCTTGTTGCGATACTTGTTTTTGACGTAATCTTTTCCGCAAACAGGGCAAGTGGCGATGACAGTGTATCGATTAGTCTTGTCTGCCATCTTTCGGTGACACTTTCTAGAGCAGTATCGCAAGCCATCTTTGCTAGGATGGTTCTTCTTGAAGGAGCTAATTTCAGCTCCGCAAGAGGCGCAGTTCCCGATTGCAGCCCGCTCTCTGTTGCTCCACGCCTGTTTTGCGTGTTGCGAGTGCCAAGCCAAGCCTTTTCCAGACGAGTGCCACTCCGCCGCCCTCTTTCTGGCGAGAGCACCGATGACAGTGTTCCGTTGATCGTCATGCTTAGCGTTGTGTTCGGTGCCGGAAACGCATTCAAGGTTGGTGATATCGTTGCTAAAGAAATCGCCGTCGACATGATGGATGTGAAAGCCTTTTGGAATAGGCCCATTATGGTGTTCCCAGACTGCTCGGTGCAGAGTTTTGAACCCTCTCCCTGTAACAAGGCAGTAATATCTTTGTTTACTCTTATCTTTGCTGCTTGGATACCGGCGATAGACGTTTCCATTAAAGACGATTTCTGTAGGGCGCATATGTCTTCTTTCCTCAGGATTTCGCTTCCTGAGATTATACAAGAGATCGGCACAAACCCCAAACCAATGCAATAGATCGGGTGCTCTCCTGTGCCCACAATTTCTGAGCCATCCGAAAACGTAACTCTATAAACAACAGCCTTTTCGCGCGTTTTCCCGGCCCATTCAATGTTCTTCCACCCAAGACGCGTAAGAACCTTGCGGTCTGTGGTCACATCTTCGATAGGGATTTCCCCGGCGTCAGTTGTCACTAGCGTACCCGCGACAAGGCAGGCGTCCGCGCGGTCAGGAGATCGCAGCCCCTGATATCCACTCACAGAGAAAGCGCATAGCTGTTCTTCGATCTCTGGGAAGTAGCCGATGTGGTGTACTTTGTTTTGTTCGTAAAGCGCCGCTATTGGTTCAGCGCGCACAACTTTACCGCGCGATGCTGTAACCATGCTAAACGCTACGTTTGAATCCGCAGTCCTGACGCACATTTCTACCATGGCCCCGCCATAGTTGGATTCTGCGACGATTCTGTCAGCTCTGTGCCGCTTGTATGCCGTAACAGCAATTTGACCCCACTGCTCAGGCTTGTATCGACCTGACAAATCCTCAAGCAAATAACCATGTCCATCCGCACCAAGGGCAGCGACCACAATACCTATCTCGTCAGACCTTGTATCTTCTTCACCTGAGCACCCGGATGGGTCAACGGCTACCACGATCCGCAGGAAATCAGGCAGATTTTCTTCTTTTCTGCCGAGCCTGCGATTACGCGAGAAAATATCATCAGTCCACAAAGCGCCATCTGAATCGTCGGCAAACTTGCCAAGCAAAAACCGGTTGCGCGCCTTTTCTGGCAGGCTTTCCAACAACTTCAGATAGCCGCTATCCAGGTTTTCTTTGTTGTCTGCCGGGTTAATCAGGAAAAAATCGTAGTCGTCTGGATCGCGTTCAGGCTGGTTATTCTCAGGGTTTTTCTTGTCGATAAACCGCTGATACGTCCAGTGCCGTTTCGATGGCGGGTTGAAATCGTAATAGGCTTTTAGCCTTAAATTCTGCGTCTTTTGCGCAAGGCGTGATAGCGCAAGCACAACAGACTGAAACGGTATCTGCGAGCACTCGTTGAAATAGATCGTTGCGTACTCTTGCCCGAGTATTTTCTCGGTTCGCTCTTTGTCATCCAGACCGCCGAACCATATCTCTGACTCATTCGGCAGCTTTAAAAACCAGTCTGTTTTGTTGAGCGTACAGCGCTCCCACAGCCCAGGCCAGCACAGTTTTATCACCTTGGGCAGCGTGTCGTAAATGATCGACGACTTGATGCTGTTGAACCGAAATCGGAATAGCGCGTGACGACTACCAGCGGCCTTTAGCGCGCGCAACATTACGGCGCGAACAAGCAGAAACGTTTTCCCGCTTCTTGATCCACCCCCCAACGCGCAATGAGTCGCATCCGATATCAGGCAATCCATTGCCTTGTCTTGAGCAGTGGTGAGCTTAAACGGCTGCATCTTTCCCGCTGATGTTGACCGTCAGACCCTTTATTTCGGTTTCTGAGCTGTCTTTAAGACCAAGGTCTCTGGCTATGATATTCGGATTCAGAAGGTCGGCAGCGGCCCCTGTAAACTTCTGCTCGCGGATTATGTTCTCAACCTGAGATGTGACTCTCAAAAAATCAGGGCTGTTCTTGTAGTTGGTCCACGTGTTGAGGCAGATATCCAAGAAGATGCACAACCCATCAATGGTCATAGCCCGCATCTTTGCCACCGGCTCTTGGATGACTGCGCCCTGGTAAGCAAAAGCCTTGACCTCATACAGCGGATTGTCTTCTACCCACTGGAAATACTCACAGCAGGCATCCCAAAGTACGTCTGGAGTCGCAAATATCGGCTTTCTGCCGTGCGAGCTGCGTTGCTCCCAAAGTCTGTTGCCTGGCTTAAACTGCATACACTCCCTCTCGGGTTGGTGTGAATTATCCCAATCCCACCAAGTTGGTGGCAGTGGTGCTTGTGCTGTTGACCCTGATAGCCCTAACAGGCAGGATGACTCCAGCCGGTACACCTGGGAACGTCGTGGTAGTGCTGTCTGGCCATACAACAACAACGTCGCCCGTACCCCCTACGTAAATACCTCGGGTCATGCGAGAAAAATTGGTTACGTCGCTTGGTGTAATTGCGAATCCGTTGCTCGCCGGGTCGGAATAGCTCATATATGGATACCTGTGCTGATTTGTAGACGGCCTGACAGAACAGCAACATTCGCGGGTAATGCAACTGTGATCGTGAACGCCTCTTCTCGGGTGTTGCCTGCGGAATCCGTTACTCTGATCCTGACTGAGCGGGTACTGACGCCAAGAGCGCCAGGGTCATTACAACGCAGGCGAGTGCCATCGATGTTAAAGCTCGCGTTATCAGTGTCACCGGTGCCCGCCACAAGCGTATAAGTAAACGTTTCGCCCGCGTCCGCATCAACTGCCGATAGTGTGCCAACGGTTGCATTTAGCCCCCCGGTCGTATAGACAGTGGTGTTTGATAGCAGGAGATCGCTGGGTGTGTTGTTTACTGTGCTGCCGTTTGTGATCGACTGCCCGGTTACCGACTCAAGGTCATTGCCTGCGCCGTCCTGTATGCCGTCACCCGGGTTTGTGTAGGCATAGGTTAGCGTCTCTGTGTCGCTGATCGTGCGGCTTGTCGCGTAGACGAGGCTTGATGTGCCTGACCCACTGCTGTATGCGAGAGTGACAGCCGCACCGCCGTTTGTGGGGCTCAACGTAAATCCGGTATTGCCGCCTGCGCCGAACTCGACAGACTCATCAAATCCAATCGTTACACTATCGCCATCAGTAGCAACTGTGAATGACAATATCGTGGGGGCGTCTATGTCTGGACCGCCCACTTTTGCCGTGAAATCACCGTAAACGATTTGGCTATAGCCGCTCAGGCCGTGCTGCGTGACTTGCGCGCCAGATAGTGCCATATCAGACGATCTTAAAAGTGTCGCCGTTAGCGGGCGCGGTTGTCAGTGCAGTGAACGTCAACAATCCGCTTGCGCTTGCGTAATCCGTGATGTCAGATGCCTCGCCAGCGCAGTTGCCTGATAGCCATATGATTACTCTGCCGATCAACTGATCATTAGCATAACCTGTCAAATCAGACGTGGCCTGCGTTGTCGATAGCGTCCCTGTAGCTGCAGCTCCCGTAATAACACCTGAAACGAGGGTGTCAACGATTGCATCTACAGTTGCCAACGCGGTCGACGTAGCCAACCCGCTCTGCAATTCCGTCGTTAGATCAGCGGCGGCGGCGGCTGCAGTCATGACGTTTGCAGCCATGGCACCCACTGATGCGTCAATTCGACCGCTGACCAGCGCGGCGGGGATGCGGCCCTGAATGTCTTGCGTATCCGTCTCGATTGCTGCAGTTTGCGATTTAACTGCAGCTACGTCAGCCGAAACGCTAGCGCCGGCAGGTGCGCCAAGTCGTGCGTATGCATCGCCAGTTTGCGCCGTGTGACCGGTCAGCGTCGTGCATGTGTCAGTTAACACGACACCTTGTACTTTGTGCGTAGATGGATCGTAACCGGTGTCCGCAAAATCTTTGAGATCGGTTGCAGATTGCGAGCTGCCGCCGATTTGCCGCACATCCGCCGCGAATGGCAGCGAGTTGGGTACCGTTGGCGTGCCAAAAACCAGATATGTAATCGTGCCGCTCGGGGTTGCTTGCGGCCATCCTGAAATCGTGAACGTGTCGCCCGATACGCTGACGATCATAACGCTCTGCCAATATCCCTGCGTCGATCCGTATGCCCACAGCGTATGCCCCAACTTAACGATATCGTCAGTTGCAGCAGAGCGACCGACCAGCGTTGTTGACGACACTGATTGTGCGGTACCGCTTTCGAGTATGCCAAGCGCCGCAATAGGGCCGGACGATGGCAATGCAACGTTGCCGAAATCAAGCCCGGCCTCCCCGGTGCTCGCTACGTCCAGTGTGCGACCTGCGGTTGTCGGCCCGAGCAGGCCCGTTGTCCCTGCGTCAATCAGACTGTCATTTATCGCAGCAGCGCGGAACCCGAATATAGGCGAACGCCATGGCAAAACGCCGGTTGCGACACCTGTGAACCAACCAAACCCCTCCGTGTCATTATTAATTGATGCGCCGCCAGATGCCGGTATTTCTATACTGTACATCCCATCGCCCTGATGCGCCCAGTCGTACGTGCCCGCAGTTGTCGGCGTAACCGCCGTCTGTGTGTATGCCCCGCCAGTCGTGACAAAATTCCACACCAGATCCATGCCGGAGGCGTTATACGCTACCGTCGTTTCTCGTGATTTAAAATCAGTGTCGTCAGTCAACGGAAAAATATTGACTGGCACCTCCGACAGCGCTGTGTCAACGTCAAAATAAATATCCGGCATTTTCCTGTCTCACTGATTTTGTCGATAGTAATAGTTTGATGCGCTTCCGCCGCTGGATGCGGTGAAATCTATTTTTATCCCGTTTACCTGCCCATACGATGACCCTGTTCGCACAGTCGCCGTTATCGTTAGCGCGTCTGATGCCCCTATGGTTACCGAACTTGATACAAACTCGTTGGGCGGTGTTGTCGCGTCGAGTCCGGCATCAGTTGCGCCGGTGCTAGACGATCCACTGGCGCCATTTACCGATATGTCTACGATTCTCGGCCCGGTCGCATCACGCGCAGAGAAAAACGATACAACAGCTGTTCCGGCGCCAAGCCCGCTAACGACAACGTTGCCTGACGATGCCTCGCCATCCAGACGCCAAAACGACTGTTTTACAACGTCCGGATAATCACCCGTTATGTAATCAGCGCCGCCCGAATCCAAAGTCACGTCCCATGCGTCCGTAACAGATATGGATACACCAGACACAACGCTACCGGCGCTATCTACAACTGATCCTGATGCAATTTTTGTCCCTGTAGATGTGCCGCCAATTACGGTGTTCCAATTTGTTGAAGCCGCCGCTGAGCTGTCGCAGAAATTTAGCTGTATCATCGTCATTTACAGATTCTCCCCACACTCGAACGACACATCATCTATGTAGATGTCTGTGGGGTTTGCGACAATTCCGCTGTTCGCCCAACCAAATAAATAGCCGTAACGAAACTTTTGCAGCGTAGATGGCGCGTTAGATGGCAGCCCTGTCAAACTCAACACGCTGCTACCGTTCAACCATGCCTCTGCAGTGCCGTCACTGCCTCCCATGGTTGTGGCGCCTCGGAAAAGCCAGCTTGCTTGATGCCAAGCCCCACGCATAGCTGCGGTGAAATAATCAGTCGCAACACCATCTACAGGACCAATACCACCACCTTCAGCGGTTATATCAATTTGCATGTCACCATCTGTCGACGATGACATCCAGAGTGAGGCGCCAACTTTGCCAAGAAATCCATAAGATTCCTCGCCGTTATTTGCGCCGCCTCCTGGCCATAATCTAATTAGTTTGTTATTCCAGCCAGTGTTAACTGCCTGGTAATTCGACGGCAGCCAAAACCGATATGTCACACGAACGCATCGATATTCAGCACCAAGATCAAAGGGCATTTGGCCACCATCAGCGTACTGCGGAACTTTGACTGAATAAGTACCGGTGTATGCGCGGGTTGTTGATATTACGCCGTGCCCGCCTTTACCGTTATCCCAAGCGAACGGCGCACCAGGTCCGTTTAAATCACCGCTTTCAAACGAATCGCTATACGTTGTTGACGCAACATCAGTCGTGTCGTTTGCAACAGATGTGTATGAACTATCGCCGTAACCATTTGTTGATTTTACGCGGTAGTAATATGCGGTTTCCGCAGTCAAGCCGGTGTCGCCATACGATGTTGCATTTGCTGCTGTTGTCGTAATAACAGACCAGCCTGTGCTGCCATCTGCGCTACGCTCTACAACAAAACCTGTCTCGGTATTTGAGTTGTCTACCCACGTCAAATTTATCTGCGTAGAAGATACCGCCGTTGCTACCAAAGAGCTTGGCGCTTCTGGTGCTGCACCTGTCGAATACGTCAGTTTTATTTCTACCGCTGTCGCCCTAACCGCACCTGTCGTGCCGCTGAATGACGTTGCAGCCGATGACCATGACGAAACAGTTGATGTAGTACGATATGCGGAAGATGTGTCCGTAGCGTCTTGCGTCTGGCCGATATATTCCATGCCAGATGGTGGCGTAGTCAGTCCTGTTATGTCTGCTGCTACCGAAGCGTAAAACGCAATTACTCGCGATGTGTTGTCCGTATTCTGCAGTGTTAACGCCGGAATTGCAGGGCTAACCCCACTGCCTGATGCATTGTTTGCGAATGCACCTATAGTCGGCGTCCAACCAGATGATGGGCGCTCATGAACGATGATCAAACTCGTGGCGTTTGTAAATGTGCCTGCTGTTTCTGATGTCGATGCTGCAATTTTCCAAGCGAGCGCATAACCGAGCGCATTCGCTCCGCCGCTTGATATCGTTGTCCACCCACCCGGCACAGTTGGCGCAGTGCTCGATCCATCACGTGATGCATACGCGACAAAATAATCGCCGATCTGATGCGTGCCGATCGTGGCGGTATTTGTGCCCGTGTATTTGTCGATTAGCGTTGAGCTTTGCGCGATTACCGGCACGCCAGACGCTCTGGCGCGCATCAACATCATTAGCCCCACGCGCTGCTCCAATCATCGAAAATCGTTGTTTTAATCACAGCAGCGCAGCCCATCGCGTAAATCAGGGAAAACGCGCACAGCAGAACCGCCAACACGAAAATGCGCGTAAGCAATTCTTTGATAAATGCGGTCATTTCTTATCGGTAATCCGATTGTTCAAAAATCTGCGGATGTAAATTCTGACTTGAACTGCGCCGATAAATCCGACGAAGGAGCCTATACCAGATGCAATGATAAATAACACCAATAGCTGGTAGTGATACGCAACGACTGGCAGATTGAAATCGGAGACGATCGCGAGCAGCACAATTCCAGCCATGACAAATAGGCTAATGAATGAGCACAAAAACGCTTCGATTAAGATGCGAGTTTTGCTGGCTTCTTTGTCTTCCCAGATTGCGCGCAGGATGGTTGTTAAAAACGCCATCGCAGGCGTAGCGACTATCACCGCCGCCAGCTTTTGCAGCTCTGCGCCGCTCGGGTCGTCTGTCATCATTCGATCAGCAGAGGCCCGATAACCGGCAAGGCTTCGCGCACTATGGGCGGCAAGTTGAAACCGGCAGCGGTCAACAACGAACCGACGACGATCCAGAACGCTGGCTTTTGAGCCATGGCCTTTATCTTGTCTTTTGGTTTCATGGTTGACCTGCGTGTTATGCCGGAACAAATAAATGCCCCACCGAACCAGCCCGGAACGGCAGAGCAAACCTTAAATTCTATTTAACATAATCTGGTATTTGTCAGTCAGTACCAGCCCGCGCAATATGACCTACCCTGCCAGACCAAATGTCTGACGCTCAAAAGAGCAAAGGGATCACACTGCCGTGCACTGGGTCATAGCGCAAAATCAGATCACTTATCGGCTACCCGTAACGTGGGCCAGACGACCTACCTGCCCATTGCTGGGAAAGTCACTTATGCGAGCCGTTTAAATCACGAAGCGTCTTCGTGCGTGATGTGGTGCGGGCTGGTATTGAGAACACCTGATCTGACATGTAGATTTCTTCCCGCAGACTGCGACTACATCGCATCAATGGCCTATCGTGGCGGGGGACGTACTGCAATAAAAAAAGGCCCACGGAGGGGGAGCCGTGAGCCTTGGGGGTCGCTGGGTAGCGAGGGACAAAATGGCGGGGCCGCAGCACTTTGGATGCTGCCTGGCATAGCCGACTGGCCCCAGAAACGACAAAGCCCCAGCTTTTAGGCTAGGGCTTCGGCAATTTCGGATTATTGCTGTGTATATAGCATTACTGTACGTACAGTGTCAAGTTCCGTTGATTGCGCCGTCAACCCATGCCTCCCCGGCACGTAATGTGTCGCTGGCCCAGCCGTTTGACTTGCCAAGCCGTTTGGCAATCAGCCGGGTTGAGCAGGCGTCACGATAGTACAGTTCGATCACCCGGTAATGATCCGGCTTGCGGTGCTTCAAAATCCGCAGCACTGGTTCTATGGACTGCGCTAACTCGTCATTTGCCGGGGCTATGTCCACAGTAGACCCGACGTTTTGATCCATGATTATCGCGATACCGCACTTGACGCCGCGCGGCAAGCACCTATCCCTCGCCCATCGCCCCCAGTTTTCCAGCAGCTGATATACGTCTGACATGTCGTCTCCCCAGATCAATCGTCGACTGTACCGCTCCGCATTATGTTGCACAGTTTCGCGGCCCTGTTCGGCACCTGTTTCGCCCATTTCGAACGCCTCATCTCGTGGACAGCTGCTTCCCAGTCTTTTTCTCGTAGCGCCGCAATCGTTTTCCGAAACCCGAGAAAGCCATCAATGCCGAGATTGTAGGTCATATCAATAACGACAGCCTTACGCACATCGTCGAGCGCAGCAAACCATGGCAATCGATGGAACGCAGCGCAAATTAGGTCTATCTCATGTTGCAGCATTCTTTCCGCGTGCGATTGCGTCCATCCCTCCTTTTGGAGTGTTCCTATTTCAACCTGACTAAAACCATGCGACTCCAGGTTGTAACCGTAGCCTATCGTCCACTTTCCGGACGTGCACTGGTATGGCTTTTGTCTAAACCCCTCATGCTCTTTTAGCAGCTCAAGCGCAATGTTTTTGTGCATCGCTATCCCTCGCATGCCATCCAGATTTAGCAGCGGCCAACATATTCAGCCGGACGCGTGTTTTAAAACTGAACCAATCTACTAACGTCCAGTATGGGGTGCGCAGCGTCGCAGCGATTCGTTCAACTGTGTGCCCGTCAGCGCGCAACTTCCATGCTTTTTCAATCTTCGCTGGATTATGATTCTTTGATCTCTTTTTCATACCTTCGCCCTCCGCTCGTAACCTTTAACAATTCGTGCTACACACCTACGCCCGCGAATGTGTTTTGGATTAACGCTTGCCGTTAACTCGTCCCAAGTAGATTTCACCAAGTCGTTCAGATCATCAAGCTTTGCTGGTTCTTGCGTGACAATCTCGGACTGCTCGACGTATTTTGAACCGTCATCTGCGACGCAATCTAAAAACAATTCAACCCGCCAATAATGCGCTCGATATTTTGCGTACTCGACCGCTAGCGTTTTGTCTCGCAGCGTCATCGGGCGCTTAAGTATCGGTTTTGTAAACCTGACGCTTAATATTTTGTCGTCTGTGAAGCCTTCATGCAGGCTCCACAGGCTTTCATGCTCAAGCACAATGTGGCTTATGCCAGACGCAATCTGCAAAAGCTCGTGATTTGGTATTTTCATTCGCAATGCTTTCATCTGGATCACCCGTTTTTCATTGCGCCCCAGCGTTCGCAAATCTCTTTTGCCTCATCAGCCGAATGTTTCGGTTTTTCGATCCGCTTCCAAGACTGCAACGCAAAGCCGTCTGCGCTCAAAGTTTCGTGTAAGTGCTGTGGCGTATATTCCACAGGATAAACGCTAGGATTTTTAACAATTCGATATCGACCACATTCTGATATCAATTCGTAGATGGATTCGCCATAACGCCACTCGATCATACCCACCCCTCAAACTCTATCCGCCCTATCTCCCCTGCCTTCCTGAGCGATTCCAGCCGTTTCAGCTCTGCTCTGTAATGCCGGTACATCTCTTCTTTCTCAGGCTTTGGCAGCTTGCGTACCTTCTGCGCCTTCTCACGCAGTATCTCAATCAGCCCGTCACCCAACCGCTTGCGCGCCCACTCATGATGCTCAACCGGGTTTTCACCCATCTTCATGTGACAGCCAGCGCACAGCGAAAAACAGTTGTCAGGATTAAACCTAGTACCGAGATACCTACGCCCGAACAGGTGCGAACAGTGCAAGGCTTGTCTCGTGCCTTCTGGGAACTGCCGGGAACATAGTTCACACGTCCAGTTTGATCGCTCTCGAACCAAGTCAGAAAATACGATGTCGTACTTGTCGCGTTTAATGCCGCCAAAGCTCATGCTTTTCTGGCCTCCGGATATTCAAGCAAAGCCTTTTCGGCAGGGTCTGACCACCACACGCCTTTATCTGCGCCGAATGCCAGCGCCGCCTCGATCATTTCAGAAATAAACTTTACACTTTCGCTGCTGGTCTCGACACCTATAACAACCATTTCGCCGTCGATACCCTGAACAAACTCTTGCTTTCTAACATACGCGCCAATGATGCGCTTCCAAACTACTACGCTATGCTTTTTACCGCACCACGCAACCTGTCTTGATATGTCGCCCAAAACCGCATGTAATTTTTTGTTCTGTTCTAGAGTCCTTGTGCTACCCTCTTTAATCTTGACCACATACGCTTTGTCCGCCTCGATGTGTTCCATTGCCTGCGAAAATACGTGCCGGATTTCCCTACCTGAGCAAATTGTGTCGGTGATTTTCATGAGCCGATCACCTCGGCGTCGTCGCCATCCATCCAGTCATGCGAGCGTGTTTCGCGCAGGCTCATTTTAACGACACCTTGCCCCATCATCTCGTCAGCGCCGTCGAATTGAAGGTCCGCCACTTCGCCCCAGCGCAAATCATCGATGGTGTAATCTGGCCTAAATGCCTCAGGGTTTACAAACTCTGTTGTAACGTCGCCAAAAAGGTAAAGCTGATCATCGCAAGTAATCTCAACTCGCCCGCTCTTGCCTCCAGCCTCCGCAATGATCTGCTTCAAGATCTCAGGCGTGCCGATCAACAGCTGGTACAGATCAGCGCTGCCGTTGAACTCAAATATTTTTTTGTTCATTTGCCCGCCCCCATGTATATCGCCAGTGCCAGAATGCCGAACAACACAACGCCGCA